GGGTGTCCAGTCTCTTACTGAAAGATGCTTCGTCTGTAAGAAGCAAAAGCCTTTTGCCGATCAAGCTGTGAGCTTCAAAACGATTTGTCTCGATCGTTTCTAGATCGCTTGTATGAGTGCCGGTAAAGCCTGCAAGAGCAATGAGAATCTGTTGCAGCGTGGACTTACCCGAACCACCAGCCCCTATTAAGTGAAGGAATTTTTCTCCCGTTGTGTAGCCCGTTAGGACTGCCCGACAGAAAGCTCGAATGATGATTACCTTGTCAGGTTCAACCGCCCAGCTAAGCCACTTTATGAACTCAGTACAAGTTGCTGTGGGATCATAAACGTAAGAAAGTTTTGTCTGAAAATATAGATCCTTTTGATTCCCAGGCGTAAATTGCTGAGTATTCGCGTTGAATACACCGTTTTTAAACGCAATTAATCCCCGTCCGGCTTGCCAAATGGAACTACGTCCACCGTTAATGGATTTAAGTAATTTGGCTTTAAGAATATGAAAAACTGAACTGACAGTGGAGGAGTTATAGCGAGGCAGAACCCCAGCCGTAATAAACGTATCCAGTGTTTTTACAATACGTCTTTTTATATGCTGTTCGTCGTTTATATACCAAACACCTTCGTCTTCGTCATAAGCAAAAAATTCATCCAGATTTGAATCAAATAAGAATTGATCGCCGTAGTTATTAACAATTACATCTGCAATATCGTTCTCAGAAAACTGTTTGTTTTTTGACTGAATTTGAATCAATTGTGCCGGTGTGGATGGGGTAGAACTAGACATAGGTGCAGTTTGTGTTGCTGAAAAAGAACTTGATGTTGAGGAAGAAGTTGATGTTGAAGTGGGATCGTCAAAACTCAGTATTGAATTAACTGGTTTGGGTTTGCTGTTAGCAATTTCTGTCCGTACATTGTCCGGACAATGTGCTTCAAAAATGTCTTTATTAGTAAACTTTATCTTTTTCCAAATAGCACAGTCTCCGTCTTCAGACACGATAGACAAAGCTGGTTGGAGGCTCTTTGGGTCTGTGATACTACTTAGGATTCGGTCAAATTTGCTGTCCAGTTCGGGGGCGTACTCGTAGATATTCTCGAACACTTGGTTCGCTATGTCAAGGGGTGCCTTCCGGACTGGCAGCCCAGCATCGTTTAGCCAGTTGCACCAACCAATAATTTCATTAAACGCTGAGGCCATAGCGAAGGATCTATCCGTCACCTCTTCGCCGTCTAGGATCCGCCGCACAGCTGCGCTGACCAAGCGGGCTAGATCGACCCCTGTGGGAGAAATCTCTGCTAAGAGAGCCTCAGACGCGGCATCCTTAGATGTATTTTCTTTAGGTAATTTTAAATAAACCTGATAAGCTTCGTCAATTTTGTTAATGGGTATGTAATTTTCAGAAGTATAAATAAGTTCTGTGCCTTTTTTAGCACCATAAAATAAATTAGGTACTTGTGTTGCACGTATATCAGATCCCGGAATTTGCGCAGATATTTGACGAGTAAACCATTGATAAAATCCGGTATCAATAATTGGTTTTTCTAAACCAAAAACTAAACGAAATCTTGGCCACTCTTCTTTATGACTCGGAGAGTAGTAAGCAAAACTTAAATAATTTTTACAAATGTCTAATTGCTGTGCTTGTTCTGCATTTAATTCTTGTTTCTGTATTTTGTTCCCTTCGCTATCTTTTCCGTCTGCTTGATTGTCAATGTCAATAATTAATAAACCAGCTTGAATACAACCAGTTTCATTTTTAGCTCGTTTTCCGTTAACAAGATGCCACGCACATAGGCCATAGCCATGCTGTACTATTTCAGCTATTTCAGCTGTACCTTGAGTTAACTTTTCCCAATTTTCATTAAAACTTTTAAAATTTCCGCCAGTAGGAATTTTGCCTGTTTTGGGGCTTACGTACTTACGTACTTCCTGATTGACACTGAAATGAAACTGCATTGCTTGCTCCTGCCCAGACATTGTGGCACACTGCCCCCAGCGTGGCCACCGGAGAAATCCTTAATTCTGTGCCTGAGCCTCATAGAATTGTTTAACTACTTCCAGCCACTGAACTTCGTGTTTTTCAACGTCGTTTTTGGAAAAAGTAAAAACTTGAACTGAGAACTCAGGTATCGCCGTAGAAACGATTATTTGCGTCTTATCAATTTTAATCCCTAAACATTTTTCAGCGGCAAGTTTATAAGCAGCAAGCTGAAGTTGAGTTTTTTTAAGTTTAAATACACCAGAAATTAGAGCCTTCTTGAGTTTATCGTCTATACCTGAGTTAGCTCTGGGAAATTTATAACTATACGGACCTGCGGATGTTTTAAAGTCACCCAGAATTGTTTCACCGTTTTGATCTATATAGATAATGTCGCAACACCCCGCATATCCGTGCCCAGTATTTTCATCGTAGTAATGTATACGTCCTACACCGTCTTCACCAGTAAAATTCGCCCATTGCGGTTGATTATACGGTTTTTCCGACCACAGAACTTTACCATTTCCAAGTAATTCTTCCAGTTTTTCAGGCATATCCGTCCAATAAGGAGCGTATTCCTTGGGAGGATGTACCTGTAAACCTCTAATCCAATTCTCAGCTGCGTTATGGATCCAGTTTCCCCTCTCAGCTGCTTTATCAGCAACTCCAGGGTTCATAATGTTCCAGTGTGCTAATTTTGCGCGAGTCTCTTCTGTTTGCGTGGCAGATAAAACACTAGTTACGGATGGTAAAGGTTTAGGAACACCAGCGCAATTGTAGTGCCTAAGTCCGTTTAAAGTTAATCGTGTTTGAGACACAAAACCGTGTCGAATTAACTAAATACTAGCGTTTATTTTTAGAATTTCATTGCAGGAAATCTAGCTGCTGTACTATCATCATCCTCGTCATCATCTTCTGAATCTTCTGCTTCATTATCTTCTTCGCCACCAATAAAAAATTCAGATTTCTGATAATCAAATTCTTTACTACGGTCACTGAGTTCTTCGTTTAAACACATACCTGCACAAAAACTTTCACTGACAATTTCAGCGCAATCTTGTGCCGAACGAATTTCTCCTTCGGGAGATATACATTCTTGAAGTAGTTGGTTCGAAACCAGCAAAGCACAAACTTTATCAAGTTTGGTGTTCATCTGAATAAGCTGTTCCAGGATTGACTTTTGGAACACTTCAAATTTTTGTGATCTTGATGTCATTATTCGAGCGGAGGAAGTGGCTCAACGCGGTCCCAATCTAAACCGAATGTCACTTGAGTGCCATCGCACCAGTTTTCCGGCTTCTGAAAGAGAAACCAACAGCTAGTTACAGAATCTTTGGTCGAACCAAGTGCCCTGAATTTCGGGCGGGGGCTCAGAACAATCATGTTCGACAATTTATTTGCCAAGAGAAAATTTCGCCTCCTAGCAACAGGTTCTATGAAAGATAAACGATCTAAAACAGCAATCCCTGAAGTAGCGACCTGCATACCATATTCAAGAATGTACTCAGTGTAATTAGATAAACCCATTGTGCTGGAAATAACCCAGTTATACTTCTTTGATTTTTCTGAAATCCACCAAACAGGATCTGTTAAATTTTCTTCTTTTTCATTACGGGTTACTGCCAGGTTATGTGAGCGCAATTGATCGCTAAGAACTCCCAACGGATCGTGCGGCACTAAAACGGAACCAGTAATAAATGAATGTTTAATTAGAGAATGTGTTACCCCTTTCGGGATACTGTAAAATTCTGACAAAGTTTTGAGGGGACTGGCTCCGTTAGAGCTTAACTGTTTTTCGAGTGTCGTCCAGTGTTTAGTGAGTATAGTTAACACATCAATTTCACCCCCGTGGCAACCATGGAGTGGGAAACCGCTGAGCAACGCTTTACTCATCAGAGGGTCATGCTCGAAGCTAAAAAACTTAGCAAAGACGAACTTTTAAAGATTTTTGATTCAGTTTATAGACAACAACAAATGCACAATCGATTGTTTACTTGTTTAGTTAAATGGTGCGTTAGTAATTCTGTAGAACTTCCCGCCTTCGATCAGCTACTAACACCCAAAATAGTTGATCACCCTGCGGAACAGAAATAAACCCCAAACGTTGTATATAACGAGATAATAAAGCTGAACGACTTGACTCAGGTTGAGTATAAATATGATGGTCTTCTGGAATTTCTTTGAGTAATTTTTTAAGTAAAACAAAAGCGGCAAGTAAATGCTGAAAAGAACCCACAGGTTGTTGCGCAACAACACGTCTAGATCTTTTATTCTTACGGCCAAAGTACCAATCGTTTGCTGCTCTTTTGGATTTGTTTACAATGATTCCCAAATTCCACACGTCGGGAGCAATCCGCTCTAAGTACAACGTAGACCAGATACCGTCAATCTTGATTCGAGCTGTTTTAAATCTCATAATTTACAAGAAAAAAAAGGCGGCTTAGTAGCCGCCCTATTGTTCCATTCCCCGTCTCCCCTTAAGGAGGTAGTGAAAGTCTACCTTAGAAATCCAGTCCTAACGACTTTGCTTGATCTTCCGTAAGCTCGACAGCTTTTTTAGGTTTTGGAGTAGAAGCTGTAGTCGGTTCATCAGCATCATCCACCACAGCAGACTTAAGAGCCTTAGCAGGAGCTGAACTCTGACCAAAAGTCCGCTCTTGCGATGGTGGTCGAGATGCGGCAAACTGCGCTTTAATCTCCGTGTGATCTGAGCCAAGTGAAAGCTCAACCAAATCCGATCCAGGAATGTGAGATTTGAGTGCGGCAGCGATGAGCCCAGGTCCTTGATTCGAAATCCAATCATCGATGTCATTGATTAATTTAGTTTCTTCGTCTGTAGCAACAGGACGATCAGAGAATTCAAGAGCATTAAAGTTAATCTTTGCTCCATCAGCACCAGTTACAGGATCGCGTTCATTGAAACTTCGAGTTACAAACTTAGTAGCTGTAACAACTGAAGCACAGTTAATCCTGTTGTTGTAAAGAGTTTGAAAATAACCAATAAAATTTTTCTGAGAGGATTTGCCAGAAATCATAGAAGTAGTCACACATCGAGGAGGAAGCAACCTGTGGTTAGGGCTGACACCGATGTAAGCAATGCGGAGAAATTCTTCTTGATTACGCATTCCAAGGTTGCCAAAATACGGGCTAAACCCCAAAAGCACAAATTCAATTGGAATACCATTGTCATTTCGATCTACGATCGCGCTGTCAGAATCAACATCAGATTTCCAACGACGAGCCTGTAGATCAATTCTTAAAGTATGTGGGGGAACATTACAAAGAATTTCGTCTTCAGAAAATTGACCAGCGATGAACACCATAGTTAGTACCTAGATCAGAGAGAGAAATCAATAGAACCGAGAGCAGCTGCAGCAACTTTACCTTTTTCAGGATCAGCAGCTTTTTTAGGTGCAGTTTTGTTGGATTTGGGCAAGTACAGAATCTTGTCCACGTTGTAGTTTAAATAAAATTTGTCGTCTTTTTCACTTGTTGAAACTTTTCCAACAGCAATGGTTGGAGTTCCCGGTGCAAGGTCTGACAATTGTTTTGAGAGTTCACCCCAAGCTGTCAGTTTGAACCATGCAGTTTCTGAGCTTTCTGTTTGCCACGCAAGCGAGCGATTCGTCACCGTGGTATCACTTAGCTCAACTTCCTCAGATTTAGGCCCAAGTCCTCCTGTAGCCATAAACAAATTAATGGCCAGCAAGTCACTGAAGTTATCTGAAGTAACAACCAGAATAGGCTGCATCTGTAAGACACCATCCGGTGTTGGTCGGGTTGGTCCGAGTGCTAGGACAGTTTGTTCAAGTTTTAAATCTTTTATAAGGCCACCGACATAGTGTCCTTTTTGCTGTAGCAGTTGCACTTTTGTTGCAACACGCTTGTCACTAGACGGAAGAGATTCCGTCAGCACATTTAAAACCCCTTGATCGTCCTCTTGTGCTTCAGCTGTTACTCGTAAACCCAGAAGAAAAACGTTCATTTTTTAGTTTCCTGTAAATCGTTGAACGGTGTACGTTAAGTGCGTCGGCTATCTGGTTTATGCCAGTGCCTTGGCTTCGGTAGGCTAGTAGCAATTTGGTGTCACCGCAAGAGAGTTTTGAGTTTTTTCCAAATAAATACGCAAAGTGATATGGGTTTATACAACATGTACAATTGCACGTAAGTTTTACATTTGAGTCAGTTGGAATATCTAAGTAACGAAGAATTAAATTTTTTAGAAATAACCGTCTACCAAATATATAAACACAAGGAGCTTTATTACTGAATTTACCTCCCCACTCTGTGCATGTGTTGTATGTAAATAAGTTAAAAGCTAATTTTTCAAATAACTCTGAGAGTGGGGATACTTTTTGTTTTTCGTAACCTAGTTCATAGCTAGAAGCATTTATGCTTCGAGAAATATCTGTTGCTTGAGCCTGAGCGTGGTTACTGTCGTAAGCTTTTATAGAAATTTTTAAGTGTTTTGATTCTTCTCTTAAAATTAACCTATACGAATCAGTACACGTCGTTGCTGGTAAAGTCATGGGCTCCTTCGGGAGCTAATTTTTTTGCTGCGGCAAGTATATCATCCTTTGTGTAGATTGCATTATGCACATCTAAATACCCTGAGTCCATTCCGACTATATAGCTATCGCAATCAAATTTAAAAACATCGTAAAGTACATACCGATACGTACCTCTGTCTTTTAAATCTCCTTTATATATTTTGTTTGTAACTACAAAAAAAGCTTTTAATTTATCTTCGTAAGATAACTTTTCCCACCAATCGTTTGCCTCACTTTCGTAAGCTGCGAACGTCATTTGTAATTAAACTCAATAACCTCGACCACTCGCACCAATGGTCGCAAGATCTTGTTTAATCTGGTCTATAGATTTTCCAGTACCTTGCCAGTTAGAGATTTCTTGCGCATTAGGCTGTCTCCCAAGAGAAGCTTGGTAAGAATCTTTAATTGACTGAGTGCCAGATAAAGAGTATGCACTATTTGCTAAACCTTGTTGAATTTCAGGCAAGGACTTACCCGTACCCACCCAATTTTGAACTTCCTGTTGCTGTGGTGCACGCCCTAAGAAGGTTTGGTAGGAGCTTTTTATACCCTCGGTCTTGGGGTCAGCCAAAGCAGGTTTAGGCGCTTCAACAGGTTGTTTCGGCGCAAGCGAAGCTAATATTGCGGATAACTGAGATGAATAGTCAGGTCCAGCAGGAGCAGGAGCGGGGCTAGAAGCAGGAGCTGAAGGAGGAGTAGGAGCAGGTGTTAGAACAGCAGCCCCACCGGGTGACGTGAAGGTAGCTTGTTGTCCGCCTTGACCAGAAGATGCTCCTAAACGGCCACCTCGTGAACCTTTATTGATCCCAGCAGAGAGTTTTAATTCTGGAAAATAACCGGACAGCACAGATTCTGACTCTTCCTGATTGTCCTCCTGTGGGGTAAAACCAAAAAAATTACCCGCGAACCGACGACCTGATGGCATTTTTAAAAATAGTCCCGTGTGTTTAGTTTAGCAAGACTATTTACTTTCGATAAAAAACCGCCTCAAGTAATGCCCTTGTTTCAGTACCATATTTAAAGTATTTTGTTTCATACGAGCTTCCTCATATGTTTTAAATAACATAGCGTTTTCCTTTGTATCAGAGTACTCTGCTACTTTATTTTCTTTTAAAACAGATTTAACAAATTTACCTGATGGGCTGAGAATAACCCACGTTTCCCGGAACCGTAAGCTGGTCGCGTCGGCCATTTCGGTTTCCGTGTACAGTTTACAAACTTTGAGTATTTTAGATTGAAATTTTAATTTGAGTGATTGTTGATTTTTTTTAATATTTAAATCAATTTTATTTGTGCGCTTTAATTGCCTTGCAAAGTTTGCTGCTTTAAGCGGCGAATCAAATGATTCGTCCGTAAGGTAGAGACTTTCTTGCCCCACAATAACCCCGTGGTAAGCACTGTTTAATTTCACGGTGCACACTTCTTTGTCTGGATTTACTTTAAGTTTTACTAAGCTCATCAAATTTTTAAAAACTGATTAAATTATATGCCTTAATTATTTGTTTTGGGATTTAAATTTCATTATTTAGCAGCCCACGAAAAACCAGCACTAGCGTCTGCTTCGGCTGGTACCGTTTTTAAAACAATTTCTGCTGCTTTTATCATCGCATCTTCCAGAATATGTTTGTATTTTTCAGCAAGTTCTTCCTTTACTTCCAGGACCAGTTCATCGTGTACGCAAGCGATTAAATAAGCATCCTCATTTAAATAATCCGCGATTTTTGCTATAGCAATTTTTAAAATGTCTGCTCCCGAACCTTGGATTAATGTGTTCGCACTACACATCATTGTTGCGTCGTCGTAACTCAGTAATCTGCGCCGTCCGCAAGCGGTTCTGGTGTAGGCCCAGCCGTCGGCAACTAAAGCATTGCGTTCCTGGTGCCAAGAACGCAAGCGTGGATAAGCCGCATGAAAAGCAGTATGGGCAACTTTAGCTTCAGATAAAGTTATCATTTTTCCGCTTTGAGCTGCGTATGTTTTATATTTTCTAAAACCCATACCGTATAACAAAGCAAAGTTCAAAGTTTTACCGTCTTGCCGTTCTTCTTTTGTAACGTCATTAATGTCTTTTTTATAAATCAAACTTGCGGTTAATGTGTGCAAGTCAATTTTGTTAATAAAAGCCGCTTTCATCTGAGGGATATTGATTAACTCCGCACCTAGTCGAAGTTCAATTTGAGCCCAGTCACATATGACTAGTTTGAACCCAGGCGTGGCAATAAAACACTCACGAAAGTCTTTTGACCGGGGAATCTGCTGTATGTTGACCCCAAAAACTGTTTTTTGTTTGGTTTTAGCAACCTTTGGGGAGCCGCTGCTGGTAAAACGCCCTGAATTTGCTCCGAATTGGTTGTAACCGGAATGAATGCGTTGTGAAATCGGGTTAATGTTGTCAATCAGTTTATTTACATGCTCTAATCGCGTTTCAACCTTGGCTCGTTCGCGATACAAACGTAACGTTTGATCGTCACTGTCAAATTCTGATAAAGCAACTTGATTCAGCGTGGGTTTATTTGTGACACCATCAAGCGGTAGTGCAATCCCACAGGATGTGAAAGTGGAAACAATCTGAGCAGTCGATCCAGGATTAAATTCTTTTTTAGCTTTTTTACCTACGGCAATTCTGCCTTCAGGATCTCTTGGAAGTTTCCTATCATCAGGTAGACGCGCATCTAAATCTTCGACAAACTGTAAGGTTCGTTTCTCAAGGTCTTCAGCTGTTTTTACTTTTAAAGTTTTTAATTTTTCCAAATCAATATTAAAACCTCGCCGGCACATTAAAGATACGGGTCTTATACACCTACTTTCTATCGAATACAGCTCTAGCAAACCTTCTTCTTTTAATTCTTCAAACTGTTGTTTAGCAATAATCGGAAGAATTTTTACGTCTTTTGCGGCGTAAATTAACTGTTCTTCAAGTAATGGGTCAGCACTCCAATCTGAAACCTGTTGTTCTTTGTCAAGTTCTAAACTCAGTCGGCGTGCAGCTACAGCTTTCAGGCCGCAGGAGACATCAGCAAAATAAGGTTTCTTTGTCTGCGGAGCTATGCGTTTCTCTTTAAACCCAGCACGCAGCACACGTTCAGCAATGTAAGTACAGAAAATTTTATTCTTAAAATCACAGTTTATAGAGTGTAAAAACTGCAAATCAAAATTTGCGTTATGTGCAATCAGCGTGGATCTAGATTCAATGTAACGACATAGTTCGGTAGTATCAATTTTAAAAACATCAAAAACATAAACAGGATCATCTATATCTTCAACTAAAGCAGAACAAATCTGAATAAGGCGTACTTTTGCTATCCAACTGTCTAATCCAGTTGTTTCTGTATCTAGAACAATCTTCTCGTATTTAAGTAAAACAGGTAATACTTCTGCACACTTTTTATCGGAGTCAACAAAAATTAAGTTCATTTTAAGGATAAAAAAATGTGCGTCACCTTTCGATGACGCACTCTACTCTGTTTTAGCTCAGATGGATCAGCTTGCGCGATCCAGTTGGTGGGAGAATTGCTGCGTGATGTAGTGCTCCATATCGCCCCAGTGACCGCACAGCTCACGACCTTTGGCCGTCAACCGCACTTTGTAGTACATGCGCTTCATCTTCGAGATCGACTTGGAAACGACTCTCTCTTTATCCGTGCAGCCCGTTGAGTGCATTTGACGCTGCTCAACCAGACCTTCTTTCGTACAGAAGACCAAGCCTTCCCTGAGGCTGAGGTAGATCGGCGACACGTGGAAAGTCATCCGACGGGGAACACCCGCACTTTGATTAAGAGTCGTAAGCTTACCGTTCTCCATCGCAAGCCCACGAAAGAATCGAGAATTGCGTGAAATAGTAGGCATAACCCACATGCTGTTAGCAAAAGTCAAAGCTGTTTCACGAAGAGTAATCCACTCTTTATCGCTAGCAGCTTTCAGGATCATCGCAGCTCCTACAAAAGGATATGCCGTGGACTGAACCATCTTGTCAATAAGCTCAACCACATCATGGTTTTTATGGACTGGAGTAACCCGCACCGATTTCGGGGAAATTACTTTATGTAGCTGAGGGAGTTGCTGCTTTTGATCGACTGACACCTTCCAAGCTAAGGAAGCCAAAGCTTGATTGTTGTTCTCAACAGCAAGTTCAAATAGCTTTTTGCTGTCTACGGTATTGAAATCCAAAAGATTGGACAATTCAATATTCAGGGGCTTTTTGCTGGCACCCCTCGTCGCCGTCATCAAAGCAGCAGCTTCGTTCTGGTCGATTGGGGTACCCTTAAGGCAGAATTGAAAGTTCATGTCAGAAAGAAATGACCAACTCAAGATAGAAAGGACTTTGTACGAAAAGCAAGTAGGCAAGCAGTTTCTTAATCTTTCTATGCTACAGCTTACTATATAGTATGTAAGGCATGGAAAATTTCTTCAATATTGCTACACCAGTCATGTATTTCCTCTCGAACGGAATTACTAACGTCAGTAATATCAGCGGGTGAAAGCACAATTGCATTCTTTAACTGAACTATATTTGCTGAACCAAATAATTGTTCAAAATGAAGACCTGCAAATATAGATACGTCATAGGAACAGTCATCATCTCCTTCTGAAATTGCATCTTTTTTAGGTTTTTTATAAATGCTAAACAAGAGTAACTTAGGATGGTAATCCAATAAACAATCTAGATACAAAGTTTCTGGTTTAGATTCGTATTCAGGGCTATTAAGCGATCCTAAAAGACAATTGAATATCCACTTACCTAAAACTTCATAATTTATATTTTGCGGATCATATTTATATCTGAGTTGGGCAACAGTTTCAGCACATTCAAGTCTCGTTAACTGACTCACTTGAGTTTTTCGAGCATGTGCTTAGAGTGTTCGTCTCCAATTTTAACCCACCGTGGCTGCCCATTAATCCTGCCCTGACAAAGGTGAAGTGTATTAGAACTTGTATCAAAAAACAAATCTCCAAATTTAGGATCTTTATCACTAAGGGTATTTAAACTACCAATTTTAACTTTTTGACGCAAAGAATACTCTTCGTATATCTTTAAAATTTCTTGCTGGGGATCCATGTGCCGATGATGTCGAAGAGTAAGATCAAGTAACTGTATTACCGACTAGCGTAAGCACCTCTGTATGACATCAACTGTATCATTTTGATTCTTTAAGTTTACAGAGTAAAGTTCATCACTGAACATTTTACAAACAGCAGGCGTTGTAGAGTTCACACAAATTGTGCTCCACTGCATTCCAATAGTTTGTTTGAACTTGTTTAAACGATTAATAAAATTATCATGTACTTCACTGTGTCCATCAGTAATCATCAAAACATCTGCTCTCTCTTTAATATTAGCTTTATCTAGAGCGTGGGCAAGCACCGCGTTAAAGCTAGTGCCTCCACCTAGTGTCCAGGTGCCAACAAAGTCGAGTAGTTCTAAATTATTATTCCGGTCAGCACTAAGCGTGACTGAACCTTCAATTCGTGTATCGAATAAGTAGATTTGAACACTACGTTTCTCTTTAAGAGCTTGCTCAGCAATAACAAAAGCAATAGCTTTACTCCAAATTTCAGGCTCTCCTCCCATAGAACCAGATACATCGATGTACATAACTATCGGTCCTTTACCAATGTCCTTACGGTGTGCTGTGAAATCTTTTGTTAAAAGAGTTTTCTGAGAATATTTGAGGGCAAAGAGCGCACGACCTTGCTCAGTGCCAGCTAATGCAATTTCACTAGAGAAAGCTTTAGGGACATCATCACTAAATTTTGCCCCCGTAATAGATTCGTATTTATCTGTAATTTTTCTTGCTCGTTTCCGTTCTTGCCAAATACGGCGAAGAGCACCTAATTTTTTAATTAATTGTTGAAGTTGTTTGTTATAACTTAAACTCTTCGCTAGATCTTTCTTTTCCTGTAGGTCTAGTGAGTGTGAGCCTGCACCCGCTTGGCTACCATGAAGTGCTTCAACAGCATCATTTGTTTCCTGACAATTTTCAAGAGCCTTATCAATAATTTTATGTGACTGACTTTGAATTTTATCCCTCGCTTTTTCTACCGCATCGGATATATCTTGAGCCAGAGCTTTTCCTTCTCTCCGTAGTTTCTCTGCTTCCGCCCTATCACCCTTTGCTTGAGCTTCTTGGAACTGTTCCCGTAGCTCTCTTAGTTTTTTACCAGCGTCAGTTAAGAGCTGTACGTCAAATTGACCTTGCTCAATAGCTTCAGTAATAACTTTTGAGAGTTCGTTGAGAATATTAACGGCATTATTACCCGCATTAAACTGGTCACCGATGCTCCTATGAAGCAGGGTTGGCCACGCAGCCGCTTGACTTAAGTCTCCCATGATCGCATACCAGATACTGTTCTCCGGTTTAAACCCGCGTGGCACTGCCTTGGTATCCCCGTCACACATCTTTCTAAAATAATCTTCGTAGTCATCTTCAGTTACTAACCAATTAACATTGTCACCGTTATATAATCTTTCAAATAATTCTTTGCCAAAACGAGATAACTGTTTGATGTTATAGGAATCAATCAAATAAGTTACTGAGGGACGTGCATCCCTAATAAAGTCTTCCCACAAAAAATCGGCTAAAGCTGAGCATGAAAGAGTCAGAGGTTCGTTAGCAATTAAACGAATAATCTCGGAGTGCGTTGTGAGGTTCATTTGATTACTCTTTACTAAAGTCACTAATAGCCCGTGTAAGTGTATTGCAGTTGTTTTGTAAATTTTGCTGAAGTTTCACACCTTTAGATCTAGTAGTAATTGACATGCGGAATCGAGTTCCATCAAGTATCTCACCAACTTTATCTCGTACAGTTGTCATATCTCTATGGTATTTCTTCAATAGAGTAACAAACTCATTTAACTCTCCCAATCCTTTTGCCTGGAATTTATGTTGCAGATTTGTATATTCAGCCACTATTCCAGCTGCTGCCCGCTTAGCGTCACTGAAAACATGATCCGCCGTGGGAACTTCCTGATCTAACACTTCCAAGATTACCTCCTGATCTTCTTTAGTTTGGTAAACAATATGTATCAAACTGTTGTGCATATGTTCTGGATAAAGCTTATCGTCACCCTGCACTATTGCCCAAGCTTTTAGAAACTTAAGCACTTGTACGCGGCGACGATCACTAATAAAAATGTTGCGGTTAGCAAGCATTTCCCAGACACTACTGAACCGATCAAGAAACTCTTCTGAAATTTCAATTGTTTGAGCAGATTCTTGTAGATCTTGTAACTCAGCAAGTGTAATATGCTCCCCAACTTGCGGTCGTTCGTTACAACCTAGTGCCCATTCATCTAGCTTTCGTTTAGATACAGGTTTACGGAGAAGATCAACCGTGGGGCGGAATAGAAATCTATCGGCAAATGCCTGTAGAGATTCCTCATCGGGCCAACTGTTTGTAGCAGAAATAATGGACTGAATTGGGGTTTGAACTAAGTCTTTGCCGTTATTGAATGTACGTTCATTCAGCAAAGTTAGTAGTGAATTTAAGATTGCCGAACTTCCTCTAAAGAGTTCATCCAAAAATCCAATGTGGCTGCTAGGTAAGTAACCGTCTATGTCGCGTGTGTATTCATCTTTGAGAAGTTTAGTTACAGCAACAGGACCAAATACTTCAGACGGATCTGTTGTTGGAGTCAGTAAATAACCGAAGTAATTTGCTCCGACAATTCCTTTACAGATACTTCTAACAAGATCTGATTTACCTGTTCCAGGAACACCCAACAAGAACGCATTTTGCTTGCTTAGAAGTGTTGCTAAAAGACCATCGATAATGTGCTCACGTTCAAGAGCAGAGTTATTAAGTGCTCCTCGAAAATTTTGAAGCTTGGTGAATAAAGTGTCTTTCATTTTTAGGAAGGATTAAGTGTTTAGACAAACCGCAATCGGCCTTGGGAAAGGCACATACTTAGCCACAATCCAGCATTGCTCGACCAGCAGATCGTTTATTTCCGCAAGTCGATAAGCTGCATTATCAAAATCAACAAAAGTTACAGCGTCTAAAATGTCATCTGTGTAACGTTCAATGTCTGCTAAAAAACCTTTGTTTGATTCAATTGCATAGAGTAGGCGTTCCATTAAAAGTCAACCTCTGAATCTGTTGTCAGTTCAAACTCTTCAGTTTCGCTTTCAACAATTGTTGAAATAAGATCATCTAGATTCTCACCAGCGACACCAATAAACTCTTTACGTTGATTGATAAGTTTGTTCAGTTGTTTGGATCGTTGGGCATAAATATCCAACTCTAAGTTTGCATTTTTAATCAGTAAATTGAGCGCACTTGCATTCTCGGTTGTTTTAATCCGTTCACATAGAGTCTTATAGTTGTTTGAGAGTGAAAGTGATTGCTTCAAAGTTTCTAGTCCTTTAGAACTATCCCTTTGATCACAAATTGTTTCCAACTCTGACCGAATTAAATCTTGAACCTCGTGGAAGTCATCAGCACCTTTATTCCTCGTAACTCGTTCAGTTGATTGGATATCCACTCCGGCTTGAAGTAAGCGATCAGCGAGCGAAGTTAGATTGTCAAACCCCTGAACACTGTCGCTAATTAACTTCAGTTTCTGCGCAGTGATCTGCCAGCTCCCTCGTTTCTTGTCTCCACCCGTTTGTTGGCGGCCAACCTTAGTCGATGAACGAGCATCCAAATCATCTAGCAGCTCAGCACTAATCATCAAAGCTTTATCAGCTGCATTGTTGCGAGCTGCTTCCAGCACTTGCTGTGTGTTGATTTGATTTTCATAAGCAATCAGAGAATCGATGTCACCCTCTACTGGTTTCTCTACTCTCTCCATCGAAGCAGGCAATGGTCCTAGAACTGAGACACGAATTGGAGTCTTATATTCTTCCTTTGTAGGGAAGAATTTCATGTAGGCACTGAAGGCCAATTTAAATTCATCTGAATCAGCAAACAATGGCTTCAGAATTCCCTCAGCAGTTTCTTGCCAAGAGTTATATTCCGATTCCCACAAGTCTTTCAGTCGATCGTTAGCTTCAGTTGCACTGTCTCTAATCTGTTTAATCAGTGTTTTAGCAGAATAAAAGTAGGAAGCAGTGACAAAGTGAGCGTCACCATAATGAATGCAATAGCTGTCATACAGTTCACGCTGCATAATGCGAAGCGAATCAAGCTCTGCTTTAAGTGCATTTGAAAGATTGGGACGCAGGCTGACCGTGTTATTCCGTTGCAGGGTTTCGATTACTGAAACTGGAAGTTTTAGATCATCGAATTTGATTTGTACGCTTTGACGTACATCCGCAGAGATTGAACAGGACAGAAGATAGTGTGAAGTCATTTGAAGTAGTTAAAAACAAAGTGATGGAAGCTTGCTTCGCGGCGGTAAGCCCAAGCAACTATACCTTATTGAATGCAGTACAGCAAGTAAACTGGGACTATTCTATTTACGCAGCCTGGTAAAAGCTAATACAATTTTCTCTACAGTTTCATCACAGTCACCTGCGATCACCAGTTCTTCCGCAGTATTTTTGAGTCGTGTTTTAGCAAGTTTCAGTTTCTTTTCTAGCAGCTCTACTTCATTGAGTAGTTTCTCCAATTTCACGTGCGGCGTTGGTTTACGTGTGATCCTTACGACAATGTTTGTGTTGTACATAGGAAACTTGAAACGGCTTTCTTCTCCGGAAAAGACGGAAAGGTCCAGCCCTTGTGTTGATGCAATAGTTACATCGCGCAACAAATTGTCTTTAGTTGCTTCGTACACCACTCCAAAGGATTGATTTAACTCCGTTAGAGCTGTGTCGCATTCATCGTAAGCCTCTGCCGCCGTGGCAGCTAGCGCCACAAGCTCTGTTGTTTTGATGGCCATGGGGTTTTGATTTGGATGTGAGCGCACCACGTTAAAGGCTCTGTGCCGCCTGTGCTTACTATAGCACTATACAGGCTCTGTATCTGTGTGTAAATCGGAACCGAGGAAATCAAACCCTACTCGCGTTGCGCGTTGCGCAATACGCAACGGATATAGTCAACGTTTAGGGTAAACCGCCAATTTATAATTCTGTATAGCAGAATTTTCCGCTATAACTTTGGATTTAGCCTCCTCTGGAGTGCAGGCTTCGATCGTTTGGTAATAGGCCCAGCCAGTTTTTGGCTTTTTCATGAAAACATCAAATTGTTTAGCCAATGTCGTTAATGAAGTTGAAAACACGGGATTTGAGAAAACCAAGCAACCTTACTAAGTGTACCGTACCACCTGTGGAAATACCGCAGCACAGTGTTAGTTTTGCTCCTGTGTAACCACAGGTGTATACAGTAATTTAATAAGGTAGCTTGGCAAACCTGTCTTATATATAAATCTTTTATAGTCCCCAATTACTTAACGTAATTTTCCTCCCGTTTCCTATAGCTATAGAACTAATAGAAGGTTTGTTGCCTCCTATCATCTTCTATTTGTTCAATTTGCATGTCTAAGACGGCGCCATCGTATGCCATCGCAAAGCCAGTAGCAAATCCACTAGCAAAGACGTGAGCTTTTCGATTTTCAGTGAAGTTTCTATGTGTTTCCATATGTAGTTCATCACCGTCATTTGATTGAATCTGTACTTTAATCTTGTAGTAGTTCATTTGTTGTGTGCGTTAGGTGATTCGGGCCTTGCGAAGCAAGTAGTAATTTAGGACTCCATTTGAATAAACGCTACCTGACACATACCGCGTGGGATTAATTTTATATATTCCCCACAGTCTTCTCGGTCACACCGTATACCGTTCCAACCAATCTCTTTCTTAGCTCTACGTACTGCTGTCTTGTCAGTAGCTTCGATGCAGTACTTGTTAACCCAGCTGTAGTTTGCTTCGCCACCAAATGTATCGGTGACTTCGATGAAGTAGTAGTTCATTGTGTTAGTTAAAGATTTGATGTTGAGCGTTGGGGTAAATCATCCACCGTTCAAAGGCACGGTCGATCGTGAGAATGTTACGTCGTTCTAGTGATGTAGCTATTCTCCGCGATAACGCATCTGTATCTATTGAAAATGCTTTGCAGTATGTATGTTCATACAAAGGTAAATTGCGGCGAATGAAATTAACCATCTGCCGTTGCAGATAACCCAAAGGTCGATCGTTCATTGTGTTTGTAGGAAACTGTGTGATGTTTTACTTGTACGGTTACTTGTACGGTTACTTGTACGGTTACTTGTACGGTTACTTGTACGGTTACTTGTACGGTTACTTGTACAAGACGATTGTTAGTCAGGCGTGGGGGAATAGATGGTCGAGAAACAAACAAGCAAAACCAAGTACAAGAAAAATTGCACTTGCTGCGAGTGTAGTAGTAGAACAGGAGAGCACAATAAACATAACAAACAAGCTCAAAAATAGGTTGAGCTTAGTCTGGGCTTTCATGTGAGTCATTGAGATTTAGTGCAGGGTTCGTTAACCAGATCAAACAATTGTTGTGCAGCTTGCCCAACTTTAGATTGTTGCCCGTGCGTTTGAAATACATACAGACACAGAGAGTTACCGGCTAATTTATGCCGTACTTCCCAATCATCAGAGTTAAACCCTGATATATTGTATCTAATAGCAGCCAGCAGTGAATCGGGCGGTATAAGATCTAGAACAGCCTCCGTGGTATGAGGTACATAATTAGTGTTCATCGTGCTTACTTACTAAACGGTATTCGGCGTTAAGTTCATCAATAATCTCGTCAATTTCATTCATAGAGGGATTGTCTGATGTGATGCGGTCAATTATCTGCTCGGCAAGTTGGTATGTATCCAAAGGATCATCACAGTTTTGCCATGTAACTGTTAGGTAGTCCACAACATTAGTGAAGTCAATCATTGGATTCCTCCGTTGTTTATGTACTGCTTACATTCATACACTGTTGCGTATGATTTGATGACTTTGCTAACACCTACAGTGCCATCAGCAACTTGTAACGGTATATATTTGCGTACATGGTAGATCTTAGCTCGCGGCGTGGATTCTGTCGGTTCACAGATCTCACCCACAAGTTCATCACCTAGATAAACAAGCTCGCGGTACCAACTAACTGTGTTGGGATAATGTGCAGTCTTGTAAATGTAGTCTAGTTCAGTGTTAATCATGATGTTAGTTGATTGTGTTAGTTAAAGTTTGCAGTCTCTTGGCTGCGTGAGTAGATAGAGATTCCATGGAATCTACCATCTGCTTTCATGTCATCAGCTGCCTGATTTGCATCCTCGTATGTATCAAACCATTCGAGTGCATACGTTGTGCCTACATCTGTAATAAAACGAGCAGCATAGACTGACCAACGTTTGCCACGACCATCGTGGCGACGAAATGTGTATTTCATGGTGTTAGTAATAGAAGCGACGGGTTTCGTGATATTCAGTCCAGTTGGGGTTGCAAGCATCGGCGCCTACTTTATCTGGCAAACATGGGCGCTCATCGTCACAGTAGATGTAGCCAAATCCGTTGTAGTTACCAGTTTTAAGTAGCACTTGATCTAGTGCATTTGCCAGCCCACGTTTATGCTCTGGCGTTAAATGGTCCGATGTGAGTCGTTCATTGACCCAATCTCTTAGGTAGGCAACACTAATTGTTTTGCGTTTGGTCATGATGTTAAAGAGAATGTGTGTACACTAAAGTAAACTGTGCGGCGGCCCGCGTTAGCGGTTTGCCCATGACTTACATGCACGGATTGATACATAATGGAACGCACTTTGGTCGGAAATGTTATATTCCCTGACCATTTTGTATGCCTCCCTACTATCATCAATCTCGTCAATAGTTTCGACCTTGCCACCCTCGCGGCGTTGAATGTAGTAAGCCATTTGATTAACCTCGTACGAAACAATGACGGCTGTTAGATTCAATCTCCCAATCAGTTTCTTCTATTGCAGTTGCATACCATGTATGGTTCTTCTGATAAATACCAGCGCCACATAGCTCGCGCAGTATTACATTGAGTCGCGACTTAGTTGTAGGTGTCTGCCAACCACAATCGCAGACAGTTACATCCGTGGGAGTAATCATTGCGATCGCATTGTTATGCAGATACACTGTGATCCTGTCGATAACTCTATCGCTGTGTACAAATTGTGTACACTGAACGCTAGTATTGCTTAGCCGCCAATCTTTGTGATTGCGGATTGCATCCAGCATTTGCTGTTCGATCGCTCGCATGATGTGATGTAGGTATAGAACAAAGCCCCACACATTTAAGTGCAGGGCAATAGGAACGCTAGGGATTCGATCCCCCGCTCACACTAAGCGTTCCCGTTAGTTATATGTATTAGCAGAAGTATGTGCCGACTATAACTTCACCATACGCACTATCGTGAAACTTAATACACACCCCACTAAAGAAACTATCTGATGCGTAACCATCCCAGCCAGATAGATCGTGACTAGCATTAGATTCTGTGCGCATGAAGTCACCCATAGAATAGAAGTAACCGCGATACTGTATGAAGTCAGTTACCTCAAACTCCTCGTCAGTTAGATAGTCAAACTGCTCACGCAGTTTCTTAGCCTTAGCCTCGCCGACAAACATGTCAGCTAACATGCCACAGAATGTTTCACGTGGCACGTTGTTAGTCTTGATTGTGAGGGACATGATGTTAAAGAGTGAGTGAGTTAGTTAGTTAAAACAATTAAGAAGGATACGCAGACAGTGTGCGCCGCAGTTCATAATAGAGCTTCGTTGTGATGTCTGTGCGCTCTGCATTGTATGCAGCGTCCCGCCATACATTAGGTACAGCGTGATGGCCAGAGTAGCCTTCATCCCACGCAGCAACACGTTGATTGTCATCAACTAAAACATAAAGCCGGCGAGGATTACCGTTGTAATCGTTAGCGGCGCAGAGATGTTGAAAGTACATTGTGTTCATAACATTCGCCAGCAATAGAGCTGGTAGCTAACAACGAGTGAGGGTGAATCCCTCGGGCTGAGTTAGTTAAACTCAGCAGGAGAGAATCTATAATCTCATGATCATCTATGATCTAATGTGATCCTTAATTGATCTTGCCTGCTGACAAGTTACAGCAGATCTGCAACCGCTCAGAGTAAACTTGTCCGGGGAAACTTAAAACAAATTGCCAGGCATGTAGTTAGTTACAGTGCACAGAATGAATCACTGGCTGATAATTAATCCCGCCATCGCACGGAAGCGCCGTGGTGAGGGACTAGTGTCCAGTGGCCAGCGTATCTGCATTAGGAGCAGGTACTCTGGACAAAGAATCTGCGGTAACTGTAACTAACTACAACCGGACAAGGGTTGTATTTAGCTGCAACCTGACGAGGGTTGCTAACATTTAGCGTCGCTACTTTGCCTTAGTTAAAGACAAGATGCCCGCTGACATACAGTGCAGGGTGTTTATCCCTAGGGCCTACTTACGTTCGGCAACATTGCCCACACTGTATGGGAGATTATATATAACTAAGGGCAGTACATTTCATACTAACCTCGCAGTGTTCTTACTACACTTGCCCTTAGTTAAGTTGTCAAGGTTCGCAAACCTAGAGCCTTACCATTCCCGCCGCTCACGTTGGGGCACACCATGCCTGCCATTCCCTACAATTCGGGGAGGTTCTCCCTACCATCAGGGACAGGCGCGGGGCCCGTTCGGCCGTCGCGGGTTGGTTCGGTTGTCTAGTTTCGGCCGGGGCTCTCGCCTCCGACTCCCTAAAGGTAAGGGGTAGGCGGTTCGCCCGTCAACCCCTCAAGCCATCAGCTCTCCTTATGGTTTGGCATGGAGCGCAGGCAACGCATCCAGAAATGGAACCGCGCCCGCCAGCGCACGCGTAGATACCATAGGCTCGGCCGCTTTGTCAAGCAATCTTAAAAAGTTGTAACGTGCCTCACTAAATGTAAAACTACATGAAACTAAATGTTTGCCTGTGGAAAAACGTGATAGCTATTTGATATAACTAACTCCTGGGCTATGTATAGCTCACTACTGGCCGCAATCTGCCCGCAAAACGGCCTTTTTTTTATATATGGGCTTTGATCGACGGGGTGGGCGAGAACACTTTCATAATCTTGCTGGCAAAGTGGGGTGAAACCTCCTGTATGTTAATAAACTGACATTTTCCACGCGGACCCCGAAATCCGGTTTCATCGCCCGAAACGACTCAAAAACTGAGTTTTACCACCCCAGAACGGGGTAGGATGCCTTTTTTAAAATTTTTTTCCCGCGTGGGGGACCTAAAAATTTTTTTCCGTTCGCGCTGTTCGAGTAGAATAATTCGAGGTCAAGACTGCTTTTTAGACTCAAAGTGGATCCTTCAGCGCTTTTGAACGACGTACTGCAGTACAACCAGGGTAATTTGTTTACCCGAGCAGGAAATCCTCAAAATTTTTCGGGTCGGCGCCAACCCTTTATTGCCTCTGACCCGGTTCCTGCAAACGTCGCCGCTGAAATCGAGGCTTTGAGCCAAGCAGTTACTCGAACTCCGGGGCAGTTAGATCTCCCTTTGTATCCACCCGAGATAACTCCTACTCCTGCAAACGCAGAATATTTCCAAGGTAATCTTTTTACACGAGCCGGGAACCCTCAAAATTTCCGCAGGGGACAACCCTTTATAGCTTTTGACCCTGTTGTACCTAATCCAACCGTTGTTGAAGAAATCAACGCTTTAGCTTCCCGCGTGGCTCCAGGCCAGTTAAGTATCCCAGGGTTACAAATAGGGAATAATCCTTATCGCCCTGGTGCAACTATTCGGGCTACCGGACCTGGAATGGCTGATATTCCTGAACTACACCGTTTTACTGAATACGCTCCCGAACGGCAAGCTTTGAATTTGTTAAATAGTTTTATTGCCCAGCAGGGTAGCCGGCGAATTCCTGCGGCTGTTGTTGAAGATGTTGCTCGGGTAGCTGCACCTGCTGCTGCAGTTGGCGCTAGTGCAGTGTTGAGCCGAGCTATTCCTGTTGTTGCACGGATGGGCGCACCTGGCGCTGCTGCTGGATTAGGACTTGCTGCAGGTATCGCCGCCAGTAAAGTCCTTGCTGATTCTGGCGCTGCGGATAAAGTTGGTAACGAACTGAAGTACATGGCCAAGTTACTCGGCAGAGGAAAGCTTCCGTATACTCGTTAACTCGATAAAAGGCTTTTATCATTAATACAGCTAAAAACTAGTAAAATATTTTTATAGAGTATTAATCATGTACGAAAGCGTTGCGCAGTTATTAGCTGCTAGTCCTAGTTTTCAGATCCCTGGTGGCGGCAGCCCATATTCTGAGCCCGCTATGCCAGGTGAGCAGCGGCTGATGCCTTCGATGCAGCGGAGGATTCCCGGCTCTCCTTCTCCTAGTTTGCCCGGTGCAACTCCTGCTTTGCCTCCCGTTCGTGAAGCTTTCGGTTTGCCTGGTGATCCGAACGAGTTCCTGACCGCTTACCTGCAGTTGAATCGGTTAGCTTAAGAAAGTTTTGGGTTCACTGAGCGCATAGAGTGCTATGATGTGTTCGTACCAGATCACATCAGACCGTGACTCGACCTTCGTTTGATCTCAAATCGTCTCATTTGATCCCGACCGTTGCCGTTTGGCAGCTGTGGAAAATCCTGGCTGTCGGTACCGTCGCAGGTCTTGCCGGTATTGGCACAATGATTTGTGTAGGCGCTGTAGGTGGGCTGCTTTCTCAGACCACTTTTTTCAATGAGAATGTTAAAGTACAAGAAAATTACTATGAGCGCTGTAAAGCGGTCTGGGATCTAGCCAAGCCCAGCACTGTTGAGCGGAATAAAGGCATCAGCTACTGCTACGCCCGTGCTCGGCAGGCTGCTCTTTCACAAGATCCACTTTGAGACTCAAAAAATACGCTTGATTTTTGCCTGAAAGGCTTGCAGTGCGCTAAAGCGCATGGTTTACTAGTAACGTTCCTTCTTCAACCCGTGGAAAATCGTTTTTTACACGCCGTTTGCCCCGTCTGTGCTTCTTCGTTTGTTTTAAAGGGTCATAAATTGCGTAAATGGGTCGCCGCTAAGCAGCAGAACCCCGATCGCAAAGGTCCTTATTGCAATTACAAGTGCTCTTCCAGGGTAAACGTGCTCAATGCCCACTCCGCTACCAGAGGAAAATCAAAGAAAAACGACAAAGCACTTTTATCGGATGATCTGAGTTAAGTTGGAGCCTTGAGCGCGTCTAGCCATCTGGTGAAAGCAGCGAACTCATAATTCGCGGTAGGTCAGTTCGATCCTGACGACGCGCACCACTTTATTGTTCTTGTTCTTGTGCAGGTAAATCTGGCCGAGTAGTCCAACGGAAGAGATAAGCGACTTAAAATCGCTCCAGTGTGGGTTCGAATCCCACCTCGGCTACCAATTTCAAGATCAACAAGTAGTTTGCAATTTGCAAATAGCAAATGACTAACCAACACCAAATCACCCCACCGTCTGAGCTATTAGAGCAGTGGGTAAACACTGCGCAAAAGCTTGAGGGCCCTCTTGCCTATACCAAATCTATAGCTCTTCAAGCCGCTCAATGGGGGGCCGACCAGGAGCTGGAGGCGTGTTGTGCAGAGGTTGCATGGCTTGAATCTTCAGAAACTGCTAAGAGAATGCGTGAGCGACGCCGCCCCAAGCCGCCGACCTTGAAGGAGCAGGCGCTGGAGGCTTTGCGTGAAGCTGAGTCCAGCGGTTGCCTCTATGTCAATGGTCGCAGCGACACCATCCGCCGCGCACTGGAGACGTTAGATGACTAAAGAAGATCCCGTATTGCTGGCTGAGTGGTTTGAATACGACACTGCTAGCCCCTCTTGTTTGAAATGGAAGAAAAGACCGCCACACGGGGCTACCCCACATACAACAATGACTAACCAATTTCCTGACGCCACGAAAATGGTCCTCTCCCCCGCCGCTCAAGCTGTGCTGGATGCACTGATTGATGGTCGTGCTGACGCTGCTGTTGGGCCTCAAAAACGCGTTACTTGGTGGAATGACCGTGTTGGCCTAGCCGCCGCCCTTCGCGCTGTTGCGGATGAAGTTGCGCCCGAAACTCCCGAGTCTAAGCAGGACGACCCCGACATGCTTAAAGGCATTTGGAGTGAGCGCCGCACCATCCGCAAAGAGCTTTTAGCCATCGCCGACGAGCTGGAGGCTCAACCATGACTAACCTTTCCCCCGCCGCGCAGGCAATTATGGATGCTTACTACAGCACAGACAGTCTTAGGTCGGCCCCAGCTCTTGCCGCTGTTCTTCGCGCTGCTGCGGAACATCTTAGTTACCAGTTGCCTTTTGAAGACTGGGGTCGTATAGACGTTGTTGATCTCCTTGCTATTGCCGACGAGCTGGAGGGTTTTGATGCCTGACATCTCTATGTGCGCAAACGGACTTTCGTGTGAGCTGCGAAATACTTGCTACAGATATGTAGCTAAGTTGAGTAAATATCAAAGTTATATAGCGCCTCCCGATCCTGGTAAAGATTGTGAGTATTATTGGCCTACTGAGGAGGTGGCAGAAGAATGACGTGGTTAATAGTTTTTGAAATATTTTTTGGATATATTCTTTTTAACGTTGGTTTACTTTGTCTCGCTAAAAAATTAATCCCATGACTCCTGAAGAACTCACTGAACTTTTCCACGCCTGGTGGAACGAGTCTTTTCCCCTGGCTCCTCCAAACAAGCAAGCCGTCAGCACCCACGTGGCTTTTGCTGACTATGTTCTAGGTTTAAACGAATGTTTAAACGAGTACGCAGCTTGTAAGAAGGAAAATAATTAATGGCTTTTGAAGTACGCGATCAGTGCCCTTTTTGTAGGGAGAAAGATTGTATAACAGTTGAATCTAGGGTTACTAAAGAGAGTCGTCGTCGCCGCAAAGAATGTCAATCATGCGAGCGCCGGCACACGAGCCACGAGGTCAGCGAACAGTTTTTTGAAGAAGCTGTCGAAAATAAACGGTTGATTAATTACTTAATTGACAAACTTAAAGTTCACTCTGTTGCGTGCACTACTCCTCGTACTAAGACTCCTTCAGTTACGTGTGACTCTTGTGTTCATATGTCGTCATCAGGCTGTGGGTTTGATTTCCCGGAAGCCGGTGATGACTTTGCAGCCGAGTGTCCTGTGTACAATTCTGGACTTTAGTGGTTCTGTCGGAGTCAACGCATTCGCCCGCCACGTGGAGCGGTATAATAATTCCGTTCCCGCTCTGCGTTAGTACCGGGCTCAGTGTACTTCCGGCTAAACGGAAGGGTTGCGTTCTTTGGCCTCACTGAAGAACCCAGCGGGGATGGGACCCGCAGCACGGGATACTCGTTAGGCACATAGCCTAGAAGGAGATCCCAAATGTAAAGGGTGCAGCTAGGTTAACTGCATTAAATGTACCTCGCCCCGAAAGTCTGGGGTCGCCCTTTACAACTTTTTAAAATTACCAAGCACTTTATGAAGACCAAATTTAAAATCGGTGATGTTGTTGCAAAGAAAAAGCCTTCAGCGGGCTTAGAACTCCCGAATAAAAAAGGTACCGTCGTGGATTTTGTTACAAAAACAAATAAGAACGGCGTTAAATCACTTTTTTACGTTGTTCAGTGCGACAACACCGGTAAACGCGAAGAGTGGGCACCAGGAATTACGTTCTTAGCCTCGGACGAGACTGCATCCCGCGTGGCTTTTGCCCGGCACTAGTCGGCTGTTGGGCGAATACCAGCACGGGACTCCCTATTAACCATTTCCCGGTACGCAAGTCCGGGATTTTTTTGTGCCCACGCCATAAGTGCCTCATCCGTCATGCCTGAACCACCACCGCTTTCTCTCAGGCGACGTTGCAGCTCACCTGTTTGCTCTAATTTCTGGCCCAATGCTTGCTGTGCGCCGTAAAACTGACTCAAAGGTACATTTCTAGGTGCTTCGTAACCCGCGTTTGCCGCTTGCAGAGATGCTTCTGTGAACTGGGGTACGACGGGAGCTTGAACCGGCGCTGCTTGACGGTTTCCGATCTGTGGTGTGGCAGCATCTACTCGATTACCAGCGGCTGGCGGTGGCGAAGTAGTACCTAGATTTGTTTTTGCTGCTACTTCTGCGATAGCTCTCTGCAGATATTGAGTTCTAGCCTTTTGCAGCTCTTTACCTTCGAAAGCTCCTACCGCGCCTGCATCGAGAACATTTAAAAGAATGCCTGGAGTTACACCCATTCCAAAATATTCAACCCGCTGTGCGTCTTCGGGGGACAGATATTGACGCGCTAAGGCAGAAGTAGCCCAAGCCGCAGCGTTAAAAGGGTTTAATGGGTTGGCTGATTTACCTAGCCCACCCAAGAAAGTTGTCGGTGTGCGGGTTTTTAACGGATTAAGCGCAACTGGAATCCTGTCAGTGGCGCCAAGGATAGACTTCACTACAGGATTTTGTCCGGCCATCCGAACTGTTTGAAGCGCTTGCTCAAGCCAACCCATTATCTCTGTTAGTTTTTCTTTAGTTTAATACAGTCTGTACGAGTGTTAATGGATTGGGATCAACGTTTTCTTGATTTAGCGCAACATATCTCCTTGTGGAGTAAAGATCCCTCAACCCAAGTCGGAGCTGTAGCGGTACGCGATCGAAGGATTTTGGCCACGGGATACAACGGATTCCCTCGTGGGATCGCTGACACGCAAATTCACCTAGAAAATCGTGAAGCAAAGCTCTTACGGACTGTGCACGCGGAGGCTAATATTGTCGCGCAGGCTTCTCGCCACGGTGTAAGTCTGGAAGACGCATGGATTTATATCTGGCCGTTCCTCCCATGTGCGAGTTGCTGCACGCTTCTCATGCAAGCGGGCGTCAGTCGCATTGTGGTACCCGATCGACCCATCCCAGACCGATGGAAAGACAGCTTCTCTACTTCTGTAGATTTGCTTAAAGAGGCAGGGATTACTTTGTTTGCACTTCCTGAATACTGAAAAACTGGTAACATGATGTCAGTTCCGATCGGTTATGAAGGTTCTGGTTTTTGGCGCCACCGGGCAGCTAGGCAAGCAACTGCTGCGTTGGCAACCGGCTGATATTGAACTTCTAACTCCGTCTAAATTTGAACTTGACTTTTACAGCGGGTCAAAGGTTTGTGACTACATTTTGCAGCACGCACCCACATGGGTGATTAACGCGGCTGGGTATACAAATGTAGACCAAGCTGAGACAGATAAGACTGTCGCTTCGACTGTTAATCACGGCGGCCCCACTTGTTTAGCGTGGGCGTGCGGTTTTACCGGGTCTAAACTTTTACATATTTCAACGGACTATGTTTTTGATGGCACGTCGTCTACTCCGTATGAAATTGATGATGCTCCGAATCCTATTAACTATTACGGGCACACCAAGTTACAAGGTGAGCGAGCTATTCAGGATATCATGCGATCGAGTGCCTATTGCATTCTTCGATCGAGCTGGTTATATAGTCCTTTTCGGAAGAACTTCTTTAAAACAGTTTTTGACTCGTTAGTTAGAAATAAAGACTTATCGATTGTTGATGATCAGATTGGGCGCCCCACGTCTGCAAGTGCGTTGGCTTCTGTGTGTTGGAGCATCATTGAGTCGGACACAACCGGTTTGTTCCACTACGGCGAAGCTCCGGCAATGAGTTGGTATGACTTTGCGATGAACATAAGGGGGATTATGGAGAGGTCTAAGTTGTACGACAAGTTGGGATCCGTGGATCCAATCAGCACAGAGCATCATGGATCGCGTGCACTACGACCAGCGTATAGCGCGTTGAGCAATATAGAGTTGTCAAAAGTTATTGCCTTGCCTAATGAGTCTTGGGAGACTAGTTTGACAAACACTTTTTACGATTACATTCTTCCTGTTACGTGACAGTTGTTTCGTATAGAAAGTGATCGGACGTTTCTATCTTGCGAGAGTTCTCAACACTGTACTCAGTGAGATCAATCTCATATCCAGGATTTTTTTCAATTCTGTTTTTAAGCCACGCATCGTCATACCAAATGATTCGGTTGTTCGGGTACGCGTAAAAATTACCGTCATCCATCCGAAAGAAGTGCGCACACTTGTGTTCGGGCGTTTCACTGAAATTAGTATTTAGAGTTGATTTAGATTCCCAAGACCAGTCAAGGGTGAACATATAGATACCCTCGTTTTTCTCACCTTTAAAGTTAATTAACTGTGCACGTAAATTAGAAAGTCGCGCTCTAACTTGTACATCAATATATGGAGAAAAACAATCCCACCAGATGCACTCATTTAGTTCTGGTTTAGGAGCATCGGGTTTCCAGCACAAGGCGTGGATTGGTCGCCTCGTCCAGTTAACACCGTTTTCTAAAAACACTTCAAACAGAGGGACGCGTTTCTCCAGGGATGCCACAGAGTGCACGTCACACAACGTTACATCCCCATGACCTTCCTTGTGGTTGTATAGAAATTCGTTTCGGATATAGCAAGTAAATGTCGGCAGGTTGTGATTTAAGTAACTCATTTAATTTGCTAGCGTCTGCTTACTGTAGCGAATTGGAAGAACTAAGCATATGTATAAATTATTTAAGATTTTAAAAATGGGTAAAACGGGTGTGTTTCATGTTGAGTCTCATGAGTCTTATAACGAGCGCGTTCTACTAGCAGTAATTGGTAAGAGCTGTGGGCGCAAGCTAGTGACCTAGCGTCCAAACAACAGCTCAGAGATGCCAAACTCACCCCGACTCGGATTAAAACGTTCTTTTATTAGATCAATTCGTTTTTGCAGTTCGTTTCGATTTTGACGCTGCTCCATTGTTTTTCTTTGCTGTGGGTTTAAAGATGTAACTTGCGGCATTGTCGTTTGCTCTGAAGATCTAAAATCAGGATTTGCATAGTTTGTTCTAGGAGCAGTGCCTATGGTTTGCCTTAGTTTTGAGATAATTCCTTCTCCCGTTTGTTGCCGCGATACTTCGTCGAGAGCATTTGCGGCTCGTATTGTAGTTAAACCCAAAGCAATTCCTGGGACAATAGGAGCTACGGCAGGTGCTGCTGCGATGGCACCGCCCGTTGCAAGTGCTGTTGGAATTCCGCCAGCAAAATCACCGGCCATACGCATAACTCCCTGTAAAGGTCTACCGCTGTAAAAATCTTGTACTACTTCACGCGAAGGTATTAGATCTGCTGCACTAACACCTACGGCACTCCTAAAACCTGCTCCCAGATTTCCCCGGCCTTCTAAAATGTTCTTACCGATTAAATAGTTCCTAGTACCGACAGCTTTTTGAAATGGTGTGAAATCGGGAGCAGGATTTGTATTTAAAACACTAGGCGCGGTGGGATCCCCCGCACGTTGTAAAAATTCTGTATAAGGTTGTAAAGGAAGGTTTCTTTCGTTCCCTGTAACAAAACGCTGAACGTCTTTAGATCCTCCGCCGTAACCACTTGAAAACCCTTGCGAACTTAACGGGCCCGCTAAACCAGCTGTTTCATATAAACTGGATCGCCAATTTGGATTTGAAGCCGCTACTTGCTCGACTGGAGTGAGTGTCGATACCCCGCCAAATGATCCTTGTGTCTCTAAAATTTTATTTTTAAATTCATCTAATATACTTTCTTTAAAGCCAACGGGTTTTTGTGTAACGTACCCACGTTCTTGCCAAGTTTTAGGCGTTTGTGGTTGACCACTGTAGTCACCAATATAGTCAGATTGATTTTTTATTTCGTCAATTTTTTCTTGTAACTTTGCTGGGCTTTTACCGTAATAAGGATCGTTTTCTTTTAACTGTTTTATTTCTGTTTCAATTCGATCTTGTAGGTTAGGTCCGGTTGCAAAGCTATAATCGTTTCCTGCATTAAGAGGTACTCTAAAATCAACAAGAAATTGTTTAGCAGCAGGAGTTAAACTTGACGAACCAAAGTCTTTTGGTAAAGCACCAAAAGTCATTTGCCAAGGGCGCCCAGTTGCAGGATTAATTATTCCCGGTAAATCACTAGTTTTATAGTCATATCCTATTTGTTGATCAATTCCGCCAACAGAAAAATTTTGACGACCAGTGTCTGGTCTTAAAGAAGATTGATTTAAATTAGTTGAAGCTTCAACAGCAGTTAGTAATTCTTTATCTGTAACTGGTATTCCCTTGCGCCCGACAATATTTCCTTCTCCGTAATAATCAAGAATTTCTTGATCAGTAGTTGTATTACGTAAGTAATTAGTTAAAGCATTATCAACTGCCTGACGCATTTCACCTTGTGCTTCGGGTGTTTTTGATGCGTTTCCTAAGATTGCATCTAAAAATTGTTTCCCAAAATCCATTATCCCTAAGTTTTACATTTATCTTAAAGCGGCAAACATGTTTTCGTACGGACGAATTTCAACGATTTTATAATTTAACTTAGTTAAATATTTGAAAAGTTCTTCCTTCTCTTCTGCATACCAGTCATCGTTGTTCGCTTCAAAAATTATCGGTGGGAATTCTGAGCGTTCTAATGTTTTCTCCGCGCCTTTAAGTGCGGCTAATTCGTTACCTTCTATATCTAATTTAATTAAACCAACGTTATTAATCCGATGATGGTCAATATCTATAGTTTTAACTAACTCTGTATTTAGTACTTTTTGCTTCGTTTGCCTGATTGTCGATCCTCCTCCGTCTTCGGACACAACGGATAGAACTACGGTTGCGTGTGAATGTACTAAATCTGTTACTGCGTTGTGGTAAGGAGTTATGTTCTCTTTTTCATTAATAAAAATGTTTCCGCATAACTGCATATACGTGCGACGCTGCGCTTCAAACGAATAAACTCCTTTAAAACTATCTGCTAACAAGATGGAGTATGCGCCCATGTGTGCGCCGCAGTCAATAAAATTCTTGTCTTTTGACCCGAACTGCTTAGCCCACTCGATAATCGGCAGCTCAGGGATTCCTACTTGGTGCATCTGACAACGACCTGAATCGTCATCGTGCATCAAGAACGCCACTTCCGGTGTGGGCACGATCAGAGATTGCTCAGGACCCCAGAGGTACGTAGTCATTGTTTCGATCTCGATGGTAGTATGTTACCAGCTTTAGGCTGAGTATGAGCATTCCCGTTATTGGTACAGCCTGTGTTAATGGTCCTCATTGGGTTTATAGGCTGCTATACAGTATTGATTACCCCGTGGATAACTTTGTTGTCTTTAACAACAACGGACGAGGAGAATTAACAGAAGAGTTAGATCTCCTACAGAAAGTGCCTCATAAGCACGTTAAGAAAATAACTGTCTGTCACTTACCCGCAAACGTCGGTTGCTCCGGTGCTTGGAATTTAATCATTAAGTCGTTTATGCGATCTCCCTATTGGTTGATCGTTAACCACGACATTATGTTCACGCCCGGTTTTCTAAACGCTATGGTCACACACGCCAGCGACGCAGAGACGGGGATTGTTCATGGCGAGAACGGAAGTTGGGATGTCTTTCTTATCAAAGATTGGGTCGTTCAGAACTTCGGTTTGTTTGATGAAAACTTGTATCCGGGGTACTGCGAGGACATGGACTACGGGATGAGGTTCAAGCACCGCGAGCTTAAGCGGCATATGACGGTCGGCGTCCCTTATTACCACGGGGAGAAGAGTGGAAATTACGACGACGGAAGCCAGACCTGGCGTACTGAACCTGAACTTGCTGCGGGTATTCATAGGGCTCACGAACTCAACAAGGAGTACTTACACGCTAAGTGGAATCCTGCGTGGCAATCTCACGTCGAAGGGGAGGTGTACAGAACGCCTTTTAATAATCCAAATATTCCTCTTGATTTTACAACTTACGATTTACATTTCGTAAGAAGCAAAAACCTAGGTTTTTAGGTATGTCTGACGTATTCCCCTGTACTAAATGCGGCCTCTGTTGCCGCCATGTCGGCCTCATCCTGGCCACGGTTGATCAACAAGATAATCCTTTGTTAAAAGAGTTATTTAAAAGTTTTCCTTATGGGACTGATGCGTTTGGTGCCTGCGAAAAGCTGATTAATAACCGATGTTCGGTCTATGAAGATCGTCCTTTGGCCTGCAATATCGCTGCTTTGGCAGATACACAGGGTATATCCCGAGCTGATTACTTCAAACAAGCCGCTCAAGCTTGCAATTTTATGATTCAGAACGCTGGGTTGGACGAATCTTTCTTAATAAAGGAATTATGATCAACAAAACGACTCAATATACTGTTAATAAAATGCCGTTTTACTCTTCTTATACAACTTATGGTCGTT